ATTGATTGTCGGGATCGAAATACGACCCTGCTTCTTCAAAATATAGACAACGCGACGAAGAACAGGGTTGACCAATTCAGCTTGCAACCGACCAAAGGCAGCGCCGATTTGACGAGACAAATCAGCCATACGCTGAGAAACTTCTGTAGCAGACATGGGGGTTTTATCAGGATTGCCTAACATATCGTTATATAAGGCTTTCTTGATATTCATCCGCATATCGCTAAGGATCAATTGAGCAACATCGAAATTGCCAGTCGATGTAATGTTCTTCAAACCAGAAGAGCCCGGAGCGATTGGGATTAAAGTCCCAGGAACGATTTGAATTGTATCAACATTCAAAACGCCATCGTCTTCAACTTGATACAATCCAGAGATCGCCATCTGTGCGTTCTCAAGAATCAACTGGACAGTCAGATTACACGTTTTGATTGCTGGCATTGCATTGAGCAATGGTCCGCGACCGAAGACTTCGCCAGCTGCTTTTGACCAACGGAATGGAACAAACGGATTTGATCCGGCTCCGATATATGTTTCTTGATAGTAGAGATCCTTGGATACAGGATCGAACAGCATACGCTGATACTTTTCTTCCGGCGAATCATAGACACGATAAGTGCAGTCGATCAGATTAAGTTGGACATCTTTGCCAGTCTTAAGATCAATTTCCACTTTCATAGGCAATGTAGCTTTAGGATAAGCTACCTTAACCTTACTCGAACGGATCGCACGTTCGCGGAATACGGCATCGATGCGGTCATCAGGACCAACATCAATATAAAGCTGAGTTAGAGGGATAGTTGTAAAGATTACTGGATTAAGCGCATCGCCCTCTGTGATCTGAATGCAACCTGTTCCAATGGCAAGATCCAAGAAACTTTCGTGGACTTCCTGAGAGAAGTTTGAGTTCTGGATAATCTCAAAGATATAATTTGTAACTTGCTCAAGCGCGAGATCAACTTCGCTACGCTGTTCTTCAGGAATCTCTGAGCCAGAGACAAGTTCTGCCCAACGAGCATAATTAGGGACAAGGCCTGATTGAAGGCGTGATGCAAATTCTTGCAAGCCAACTACGGCAGTTTCATCAAAGATCTTGTCCGTCTTTGTCTGAGCCTGTTCCTGAGCATAGAAACTTTCCCGTTGTGGGAAAGCATACTCATAGCACTCCTCAAACTTGGGAGTCCAAAGATCCTTGATATGCTTTGCACGGCGAAAGCGCTCGGTGAGCGAATCGACCGAAAAAGTATCTACCGGAAGAACTTGCTCTTCAAGAGCCATTAGCTAGCCTTTTTGGAAAGGAACCCAGAGCCACCAGCGGGGCCAGAAATCAAAGAACGAAGACCATAAAGACCAGCACTACGACCAATCATCTCGGCAGTGCGCTTGCGCTTTTCTTCTGACCGTGCAGTGTCGGCTGCTGCTTGTTGATTAGCAATCATCTCTTGTTGCTGTTGTTCCGCCTTTTGCTGCTGTGGCGTAGGAGAGGGGGAGGGGGAATCAAACTTGAACAAATCACCACACATGATTGTCTCCAACTATAATCTGTATGATACCGATTGTCCAAATGGACAAACTATTACAATGCACTTACGCGCTTCTTCGGGGCCAAAGGCTTCCGAGTAAACACATCGAATCCAGTCTTTGCTTGGACAGGTCTGCTTGATTTACCGCCCATTGTCAACGCCCGCCCTTCTCCGCCGCCAATAAAGGCATATTGGAGAGCGTCGTGAACGTGGGAGAACTTGTTCTTCTCCGGCTTATCCTCATAGCGTTCAGCACCGGAGATCTGCATACGGCGGTATCCGTATCCGCCACGGAACCCTTTGATGAGGTTTACACAACGACTGTCAATCAGGAACCCGACCTGACCATCGACAAGACGGTTAAGCGGAGCGGAGACGGCCTCGATGCGGAGCGACACATCGTTATTCCCAGCCGGATATGCTTTGATCCCAGCGGATCGAAGGATCTGAAACGGAGTGCGTTCATCTGTCTGGGCACGGTAATCGCCAGCCGGATCGCCATAGATCATGTATTGTTGGCTTGGATAGCGCTGGGCAAGATCGCGTTTCAGAGCCTCGGTAAAGCGCAAGATACCCATATCTTCGGCAACCAATTCACCAAGGACAAGCCATTTGCCTCTGATGTGCTGGCAGTAAGCGGCTGCCGGAGTAAGACCAAAGTCGAGGCCTACAATGATTGGCACGTTTGGAACTGGGAGCAGCGGCTCCTTGGCGATATGAACATCTTCGTTGAACATATGATATACTGGCTTCCCGTCATTGAGGCTGCCGAGACGGTTCATAACATAGACATTGATCCAGCCTCTTGCCTTGCCCTTGATGATGTCTTCGTAATAGTTCCCGACAGTATTCTTACGGTTCTCGGCTTCTGGGTTTTTCTTGTATCCATCCAATTCGCCATTGCCATCGAGGACTTCAAGGAGCGCAGCTGGCTGATTGAAGAACTCCCAAGTGTCGGGTTTGACCAGCATCAGGGCTTCTTCACGGCTGATATGGTCCGGCAAAGGACTTTCGCCAGCCATGATAGGCCACCAGTGATCTTCATCGGGAGCATTGGTATCGGCAATAACTCCATACCAAGTCGGGCCGCCATCTCTCATTGAGGGATAACGACCAACACGCATGGTGCAAGCATCGACAATAGACTTCGGGAACTCTCTAGCTTCGTTCAGCCATACGCCAGTCAATTCAAGAGACAGAAGTTTCTTAACATCTTCCGGCCTATCGAGAGCCAGAAAGATAACTTCAAGGTCAATATCTCCACGTTTCAGCCGATGGGTATAGGGTGGCGGATGCCATAGCATCTTGCCCCAGACATCTTCTGGGAACCAGTCAAGCCATGTCTTGATGGTTGTGGTTCGAAGCTGTGGGTAGGAGTTACGGACAATAGCCCAGCGGGAATGACGAATACCGTCAGATCCCTTTTCTTGCTGTAACGCGCGACGGAACACTTCAACCGCGCAGCAAACAGACTTGCCGCTGCCAACCGGACCGCGAAGCCCACGGAAGAACTTATCGCTCTTCATGAACTCTTTGAGCGTCTTGCCATCCGGCTTATAGTTGAACTTAGCCAATCAGGTTCCCGTCAACGGCTTTCTTTAACAGAGGCAACATGACCTCCGGCCCGATATTATCAATGAATTTATCGCACTCAAAATTCGTCAGCTTGCTTGCCGGATAGAATTTGAGATGCGTTTTCTTCACAATCTCACGAAGCCTATTGCGATCCGCATGGCTCAAGAGACTGGAGAAGCTACCAGTCTGATCATCACTCATGTGCTGTCTTGATTAAAGCTGTCTTTGCAAGCTCAAGAAGATAGATGAGATCACTCAGATCCATAGGATTACAGGACAGAATGAACTCATCTTCATTGGACCAGCCGATTACAAGCCCGTCTTTGAGTTTACCCCGCAGATCATCGAAGATGTCATCTACGCTATATTCACCCAACTCGGCTTTCTTGTAAGCAGCCAGATCGACGATTGAACTATCGTTCATAAGGATAAACCTTATTTCATCTTCTTTTTCATAGCAGCTTTCATAGCCATCATTGGCTTCTTCATTGCTGCTTTTGCTGGCATCTTCGGTGCGGCTTTCGCCATTGGTTTGCCCATTGCCTTTGCCATTTACTTCTTTCCTTCTTGGGCCTCATGGCCCTTTGCTGCGAGTTTCTGGAATTTCGCCTTACCATACTTCTTCCGGCCAATATAGGCCGCAAGAGCCTTTGGGTCCTTTACACCCTTTTTCTCTAATTCGCCAACCAGTTTCTTAAAACGCTCACCTGAGCCAAGTGCGGGTTTCTTCATATCATGTCCTGTATGGTTTTACTTTAGAGGCTACCGAGGAAGGTTGTTTGGAGAACTGCTTACCACGTTTCATTGCAGCGCGTTTTGCTGCGGTGGTCTTGGCATATTCGCTCGATGACAAAGACTTAATAGCTTTCTCCGGCAAATACCGTTCCCCCGTTGCCTCTTTGCCTTGAGTTGACGGCTTACCAGACTTAGTGCGCCATTTTTGTTTGGTCCATTTTGCCAAAGAATTGGACTCTGACTTGGCCCCACTGTATCCACCACCAGCCTTCTTATACGCAAGAACAGCAAGTTGAGCCTTACGAGCAGACCACTGACCAGACTTGCCACCTTTATCGCCAGCTTTGATACGGGCTACTGTCCGTTTCCAAAGTGCAGGGTTAGTCTTGGTTGCGGTTCCAGCCATTACTTTTTCTTTTTCATAGCCTGATAACGGGCAAGCAATCGACGGCCTTTGGCAACCGCACTGGCCTTGTCACCCATATGACCCCAAGCCTCAAGAGACAATTTCAATCTGGTCTTATCACCATTCGGCTTCTTCAAAGGACCAGCTGCCGAACCCATGCGAACCAGAAAGCTACCCTTCCGGCGCATCTCCTCCGGCCCACTCGGGGTTCCCTTGACCGGAGCCTTCAGGTTCCCGCCCGTCTCTTTCTTGTAAGACGCACGACCAGCGGCGTTCAATCCACCTTTAGGGTCTTTACCACCAGCACGCTGCCAAAGAGGAGTAGCCATTACGATTTCTCCAAGTCCCAGCCAGAACCCGCTGCAATCACACAAGTCCGGCCATCCGGCTCGACCGATGTCAAAGTCCAACTATGAGGACCACGGTAGAACTGGAGCGCCAACTTATTATCCATCATGACCGGAGCCTGAGGCTCTTCACGGTATTCCCGAAGAAGGTTCTCTGCAATCAAAGCCCTATCGAGGCAGAAATGCGGAGAGGCAAAGATCACAGAAGCCAAAAGAATTTCATTCATATGAGCGAACCTTTCGGGGGAGAAAATATTTCAAACCCGTTGTTGCGGAAATGCACCGAACCTTGGAGGGGAAAAATACTTGTAGGGGTGATCTCCGTAACAGCAGACTCAAAGTTTTGACCCCCCTACTCCAGTTATCCACAACTTATCCGAGGTCAATACTAACCGAGATACTACCGTCAACACGATGGTCGATACGTTCAGCAGCTCGTAAACCTGCACGATCCAGTAGATCACGGGATGCTTCTAACTGCACGTATTCACTTTTAGCTTCAGAGCTCAATCTCTCTATCGTTCTAAATGCTTTGGGTAATGAAGCACCGATAGCTAGAGTTGTTCGCTTGTAAATCTCTTGAACAATCAATGGGTTACGAAGCAATCTACACGCCTCAACATGGGCAGATTTTTCAGCGTAACCAGCCTCCTTTGCAGCG